AGGTTCCCGCCAACAAGGTGATGGTGGCCGCCAAGAACTGCACCTTCCGCTATGCCGGTGGCACGGGCGGGACCGAGAAGAACGATGTCGCCATCCTTGCCCTGCACGGGCTGGCTGCGTTTCAGGGGTGTGATGCCAGCAAGGCGACGGCGGACGGGTTCAATATCCATAATCAGCCGACGCCGATCGGTGCGGTTCCCGCATTGCTCACCATCAACTGCACCGGCTTTGACAATGGCCGGGGCCAGTCGATCTCGAACAATGGCTGGACGATGCACGAGGATTGTATCGGAGTCAGCATCTGTGACCGCTACAGCTTTATGCGCGGATCGACCATGCACATCATCGGAAGCTCGAAGGGGTTTATCCTTGGCGCTTTTAGCGATAGTTCGCTGGGGGACATTGTGAACGGCGGTGCAACTCCTCCCTGCGAATTCCGCACTGAAAACACGGCGGCCCTTTATGTCCGCCTAAGCAATGCGCGCCCAATCTCGCCCGCAAGCGATGCGGCGCGCGGAGACAACAGCTCAACAATCTATTATCGAGATTGTGTGTTGCCCGGAATGCTACAGACTTTCGGAACCGCCACCATTACGCCATATTAACGAAACGCAGCGCTATTTACTATGGCCGCACGCCAAGCTATTGTGCGCGGCGTGCGGCCTGCCTATGGGGTCGAGAATGAAGCCGGGACATATCGCAGCGCCATGATTCGTGCCGCAGGCATCATGATTGTTTCCCCCAGGGATACGGTGCTATTTCTGCGCCGTGGCAATGGCAGCGATCATCCGAACGAGTGGTGTTTTCCGGGTGGCCATCTAGAGGATTGCGAGGACGCAAGGGCGGCGGCGGTACGAGAATGCGCGGAGGAGGCGGGGCGGGGATTTGAACCCGGCGCATTGCGCGAGTGGACGCGCACACTTGCCCCGGCTGATCCTCAGCCCGGCGCTGATCCGCTGGCAGAACCGGCTCCAAGCCAGCCGGTTGACTTCACCACCTTCATGGTGCGCGTGACGGATGAGTTTGCGCCGACATTGGCGCTGGATGAACATGACGGCTATGCGTGGGCGCCTCTGACCGCTCCGCCCCAGCCTTTGCATCCCGGCTGTGCCGTGGCGCTTGATCGCATGAGTTGGGACGAGCTTGGGGTCGCCCGAGCGATGGCGGAGGGGAGGCTAAGCTCGCCTCAGCGGTACGAAAATGTGTGGCTGTTCGCTATTCGTATCACCGGAACCGGGCTGAGCTATCGACACGCGCGCAAAGAATATGTCTGGCGCGATCCCAGCATTTACGTCAACGACGAATTTCTGGCGCGCTGTGCCGGTCTTGCTGTCATCTGGGAGCATCCCGAAAAAAGCCTTTTGAACGAAAAGGAATACGCGGATCGCGCCATTGGCTCGATCATGCTCCCCTATTTGCGCCCTGATCGTCCTGATGAAGTTTGGGGCATCGCGAAAGTTTATGATGACGAGGCGGCCCGCCTCATGCGGGAGGAAGTCATGTCAACCAGTCCCGCAGTAAACTTTGCCGACCCCTTGGAGAACGACCGCGTTGTACTTGAGGATGGGAAGGTTCTCCTCATTGAAGGAAAGCCTAGCCTCTTGGACCATATTGCGATATGTCAAGCAGGAGTTTGGGATAAGGGCGGGCCGCCCGATGGCGTGGAGAGTGTGGAGGCGGAGAGCGCAGCGGATTCCGTTGCCTCCCCTCCACCCTCCGGCATCGGCGCGGCGGCATTGGCGCAGTTGACGGCGATGAGCGCGGCGCTTTCGCTCAGGGTTGTTTAGGTGTAGTGACAGGTTAGGAACACGGAGACGAACATGGCCGAAGAGAAGGGTACGCATAACGAGGAAATCTCGGACGCCAAGCGTCTGGATGCCGTCATGGACATCCTCAAGGATGCCTGCACGAAGATTGATGACGGGTACCGCCGCATGGATGAGCGTATGTCCGCGATGGACTCGCGCATGGATGCGATGGAAAAGGGCCGTATGGACGCGGCCAAGCGCGACGAAGAGGAAGAGGGCGAGAAGGCCAAGGCTGATGCGCGTCGCAAGGATACCAATGAGGATCGCAAGGCCACCGGCTATGCCGAGGGCGATGATGACGGCGAAGAAAAGATGCCGCGCGAGCTTGCGGCGGATCGCAAGGATAGCGATGAAGAGGAAAACATGGCCGACGATGCCCCCCTTACCGCTGCGCAGGCCAAGGCATTGCGCGAAGAGATCGCGGCGATGAGCGCCAAGGTTCCCGGCATTGTCAGCACCGCTGATCGCGCCATGTTCGCGGCCATTCAGGAGGCGGCTGACCCGGTGTTTCAGGCGTTCGGTGACCGCGCCCCTGCCCCGCTGATGGGTGAAACCACGGCGCAGTACAAGCGCCGCCTTGGTGCGAAGATGCAGCCGCATTCGCAGAAGTGGAAGGATGTTCAACTCAGCACGATTAGCGACGAAGCGGCGGTTGATGCGATCATCAGCGATGTTTACGCGGACTCGATGCAGGCCGCGCGCCGTGGCGTCGATGTGCCGCGTGGCCATCTGCGCGAGCGTACCACCCAGCGCGGCGGCCATATCATTGTCGAGTGGGACGGCGAGCCGCAATCGTGGATGGACAGCTTCTCCGGCAACTCGATGCGTGCAATCGGCAATTGGCAAACTCGCAACTAATCGACAACATCTAAACCCTTAAAAGGAGGCCCGGATAATGGCCGCAGACAATGGTTTCCCCTACCTGACCACTGCCGGTCAGGGTCTTTTCAACGGCGCCAGCAGCGTGGGCATGGTTCAGGGTCAGGCTGACCCCGATCCTTCCACGCGCTTTGCGCTTCGCGGCGGCCTTGTGTCGTCCAGCGAGACTGTCCCCATGTGGGGCGGGATTGGTGTGTTCGCCGCGATCCCGCCCGTCAGCTCAACCGGCCCGTCGCAGGTGCTTGGCCCGGTTTTGCAGCGCGCAACCGCACTGTCCGGCAGCTTGCCGCTGTTGGGCTTTACGGTGTTCGATCAGAGCTACAACATGGTTACTGATCCCGCCAATCCGGTTCCCACGGCGGGCAGCGGCCAGAGCATCAACTATTATCCGCTTGGCAGCCGCGCGCGCATTGCGGTGGCCTGTGACCCGTCGCTGGTGTCGCTGCGCGGTGGCACGACCAATCCGCAGGTAAGCTGGGATTTTGTCAATCAGCGCCTTGTGCCTTATTCTGCGGCCTACTCCAATACCACGATTACGGGCGCGGTATGGGCCAGCACGAGCGGTGGCCGCATTACGTTTACGGTTAGCACCGACCTTACCGCTGCGATCAACGCGGGCGACGATATCAGCGTTTCGGGCATTGTCAGCACGGGTGGCACCGGGGGCAATTATAACGGCGCCTGGGTTGTGGTGAGTGTCACCAGCACGACCATTGTTGTGACGGCGGCTGCGTCCAGCGGGTTCTACGGCACCTATTCCAGCGGCGGCACTGTGCTGGGTGGCGGCGGCGCGCTTCCCGTCACGGTTCTGGATATCCAGCCCTCGGGGAACATGACCGTCGAATATGCTGGCGGCCACGCTACGTACAACTTCAACGGCGCCTGCGCCAAGATTCAGATTTGACGCCCGTTAGGCGCAAGAGAGAAGGAAACCTGAACGATGCTTAACGCAGGCTCATACAAGACCATTAATCCGAGCTTCATGGAGCCGGATATCCTGATGCAGTTCCAACAGGCGTCGGGCTTTGTCGATTTGCTGGCGGAAGGAAAGCTGCGCACCCGGCTGGCTGAGGACGACCTGGTGGTCTACATGAAGCAACTTAATGTCCGCACCAAGATTGCGGGGCAGCAGGCCACGGCGAACGAGCTTCCCGGCGTCGATATCTCCACCAGCATGATTAGCACGATGACCTACCAGTTTCGTGTTCGGTCGCAGTATGATCATCATGACGTGGCGGCGGGTGGTCGCTGGGGCTTCGCGGTGCCGGAGGCTTACCGCCTCGGTATGCGTCAGGCACATTTCCAGCAGGCGCGCGATGCCGCCCTGTTCGGTTTGCAGCCGCAGAACGGCGAAGGCTTCCTCAACGCTCCCGGTGCCACGGCGGTCAACCTTCCGCCCGACCAGTATGGCAATGATACTTGCCTTACCTATGATAACGGGCAGGCTGCGTTCTTCTTCGCGCAGCAGGTGGCTCAGCTCAAGAGCCGCACCTTGCAGCTTGGTCAGGGGCGCAAGTTCACCATTCTGGGTCCGCAGCGCACCTTGTCGCAGTGGGAATACAATGTTGTTCAGTTGACGCAGTACCAGCGCGCTGGCGCGGGCACGTCCAGCACGGCGGAAACGCTCAAGTCGATCCTGATGGCCAATGGCGATGAGTTGATTTGGGCCTACGACGACACGCTGCAAGGCGCGGGCGGCGACCCCAATACGGATATCGTCATTCTGGCGATGCCCGAGGTCGCGGTTCCGGTCGGTTCGGCGGTCAATACGAATGCCTTTGCCGGTCTGACCCCCAATATGCCGGGTTGTTTGACCCAGTATTGCGATATGGCCGCGCCGCGCGAGATTATCTCGCCTTTGGCCGGTGGCGCTACGGACGTGCTGACCGAATGGCGCTTGACGCCGGGCTGGGCAGTTCGTCCTCAGGCATTGACGATTATCAGCATCCCGTACGCTTAACGGGATCGGGCGGGGCAGATCGACGGCGAGCCGGTTTGCCCCGCCATGCTCGCCAGCTCGCCCCGGAGTTAAATATGCGATTGTATGTGGTAAATTGCACTGGCCAGCATCGTCAGGTCAATTATCGGCTCGACTACACGGTAGACGATCAGGGCCGCCATATCAGCGACCGTTTTGTTCCATACAAGTCAATCACCGTGCCCGCGCGCCAACAGGTGCAGTTTGGTGGCGAATTGCTCCCGATGCAGTTTGATGACTTGGTACAGCAGCTTGAGCGTACGTGCGGCGCGGTCAATGTTTCGGCTGTTCGCACGGCAAAGGCGCATGGCCCCGTCAAGATGATCTGGTCACAGGACAAGCCGGTTCCGCAGGCGATCCTCAAGGATGTCGTCGATCACAATATGATGTCGCTGTCCGAAATGGGGGCCAAGCGCCGCGCTCAGCTTGCATTGGTGGCTGACGTAACGCTCAGTCAGGCAATCGAAAAGCCCGCCCCCAAAATCGAGCTTGAATTTGAAAGCGCCGATCAGGACGAGAATTTTGAGTCTTTGGAAGAAGGGTTGCGTATTACTCGCCCCAATCCTCAGCCGCCCACCCCCACCCCCAAGCGCCGCGCTTCGCGCAAGGCTGCATAGGGACGCGCTTGCATGGCTGCTCCCCAGACAACTCCGCAGCCAACGCAGGCCGGTTTTTTGGATTGGGTTTATGCTGTCATGGGCGTACCCACCGAATGGCTTCCTTCGGATTCGCCATCGGTCGGGTACGCCTATGAAACAGCGGTCGCGACCGTTCACCCGGCCTTTATGGCGGTTCCGGGTCCGATCTATATGTGGATGGTGTATAATCTGGCTGGGCATCTGCTCGCCACATGGGCACCCGATGTAACCACCTCTCCGCCCTATCCTTACATTGAGGTCGATGGCGTTCGCTACGGCTTTTGGCAATATCTGCGCAAACAGAATAATATGCTTGGTTTTGTCACCGGCACGGTAAGTGCCTCGGGGGATGAGGGCAGCAATGTGTCGCTTGTCGTGCCGGAACAGGCAGGCAATCTTACTATTGGTCAGCTACAGCTTACGACCAGCCCATGGGGTCGCACCTATCTCGGCTATGCGCAGGATTATGGGCGCTTGTGGGGGATGAGCTAATGGCCGACCTGGTGCTTGGCGTCGTGGACGTTCCATACGAAAACGCAGGCGCTAATGCTGATGGCAAGCGCAAGCGTGGCGCGGGCGCATCGCGTGGGGAGCCGACCACCACCGCGAAGGTCGCACAGATTCTTGAGGACAAATATGGTGTCATGCAGGTCTTTTATGACCGGCATGAGAACGACATTGCGGGGGCGCTGAGGGATTCGGTTGCGGGGGCGATTGAGGATTTGTTGACCGGCGCACCGCCGCGGGATCCCTATGCCGAGGCGGATCAGAGCGTCATGGCGCTGTTTCGGAAGTTTCTTCTGTCGGGGGAAATTGAGGAGCTTGGCGTTCCCGGTGTCCCTACTCAGGCGGCGATCAATCGCCGGTCCTTGCGGTTCAAAGGAAAGGTTTCAACGGACACCCGCCCCAGCTTTATTGACACGGCTACCTATGAATTGTCGTTCAGGAGCTGGGTGGAATGAGCGGGGGCGGCTCCGTCTTTGAAGCCACTGGCGCGCAAAGCCAGATGGAAACGGCGCTGGGCAAGGGGCTGGATACCCTTGACCTTAACCAGACAGTTACGTTCGTGCTTTACAAGCGCGTCGTGTTGCCGCTTGACGGGTTCGTTTTTTGGGTCCGCGCGACGTTGCTTAATCCGGGCGCGTTGCCCAATGGATTTTCCGCCAATTCGGCAACGCCAAACCAGCCCCAGCTTAATCAGGCGCCCGCGCCAGAGTTTCAGGCGCGCGGGTCGCTGCATCATACGACCGTCAATCTTCAAGACCCGGACGAAAGCTATTCGCAGCATCGCATGATCTTTACGAGCCGCGATGAGGTCAACAATCTGGCCGACATTCAGCCGGATCATCTATACATGGCGCTCACCGATGGCCAACGCTATGCGTTTTCCACGCGGTCCATGTGGTATCGGCAGGCCGGTCTTTACCATTATAGCGGCGACGCGGTTTACCCGACGATGGCCACGCAAGTGGTGGATGATCCTGCCCAGCTAAACGTGCGTGAGCTGGTGGTTTCCAACAGTCTGTCGGTATGGCTGGGGCTGAACAAATATTTTCCGATCTACCCCAGCGTGCTTGTGCCGGACAATATCCGCCCTCCCTATGCCAGCGTGCATATTGGCGAGGATGATACCGCGCCGCTCCAATCGGCCCCATGGTTTGACCGCAATGGCACGCGGTGGCAACTGGCCGAAGATAATGTGCGTGTCACGTTTTACGGTGTCCGCAATGATACGATCATGGACTGGCTGGATTATGTGACCGATTACACGTTCAGAAACCCGGAAACGCTTGGAATCATGAACATTCCGATTCCCCGAGACAGCAAGCGCGGGCAAGTTGAAATTAGCGCGCTGGCACAAAAGAAAGTGGTAACTTTCCGCGCAAACTATTATCAGTCAAGAATGCGTGACGTGGCGCGGAGGCTTATCACTAGCGCGCTGATCGACCAATTTATAGCCGACGCCCCATTGGCAGCGGCCTAGCACGAGGAAAAAGACGATGGGACAGAATTTGGCAGTACAAACCTCGCTGGCTCCCGGTGGGGGCGTCACGTTCAACAATCAGGATGAACACGGCAATCTCAAGACGTTCACGTACAACCCGTCCTACAACACGGTCGCGGCGAGCCAAACCAAGCAGAAGATTGGCGGCGGTGCGGTTGGCGATGTTCTCTCGTCCATCGTCATTATCCCGGCTACGACCAGCCCCGGCGCGGTTACGCTTTATGATGGCCAGAGCGGCACTGGTATTGTCCTGTTCGCCGGTGGCGCCAGTTCCGTTGTCGATCTTAAGCCGATCAGCGTATTGGGCCTTGGGCTTGTGGCCGCGAATGCTACCAGCCCCGGCTGGTACGTGACGACCGGGGAGAATGTGTCGGTCATTGTCTCCGGCAATTTCTGAGGGGACGGCGCGCGCTTTACCGGCGCGCGCCTATCCGCTATGAGTGTTTTTGATTTACCCAGCGAAGGGGCTTAACGCTATGACCACCGCTATCGTCACTGTTAACGCCAGCGTTGTCCAAGCGCCGTCGCCCGCCAACTTGCAGCAAGTGGGCGCGCTGGTGACGCAGGGAGGCAGCAACACCACGCCCGGAACCGCCACGCTGGTAAGCACGCTTGCCGGTCTTGAAGCGCTTTTGGCCGCGCCGAAAAGTTTGACGAGCCTTGTCTGGTCGGCTGGAACGGTCACTGCCACAACGTCCAGTCCGCACGGATGGACCGATGGCGATACGGTAAGCGCGACGATCTCCGGCGCGGCACCTGTGGCCTATAACGGTACGGTGACGATCACTGTCACGGGGGCGAGTACGTTTACCTATCCGCTGGCGAGCGATCCGGGGTCGGAAACGGTGCCCGGCACGGTAACGCTGGCCTCGGTTGCCGAATTGCTTGCCATGGGCACCACCTATTTTGCGGGCAATGGCGTCCCGTCTGTTTATGTGCTTGAGCTTGGCGAGGGCGAGCCATCGGCTGGTGTTGCCGCGCTATCCACGTTTCAGGGGGCCGTCGCGGGAACCGACGCTCAGGTTTATGCCTATCTGATCCCGCGCGAGTGGGACACGAACAGTGATTTTCTGGCGCTGGCCGCAACGCAAACGGCGGTTGACAAGCAGCTTTATTATTGGGTCACAACCACGGTTGCCAACCGCATGGCCTATGCCAACCTCAAGTGCGTTTATGCAGAGGTTGAGGCACCGGCTATCCCTGCAACCGAATTTTCTCTGGCATCCGCATTCGGAACGGGACTTAAGGCAAGTCCCAGCAGCAGCACCAAGCTTGGGCCGTTGACTTATGCCCCGGCCTATGGGGTGACGGCATACCCGATTCGCGGGAATCAGAGCATTTTTCAGGAATTGGCCACCGCCAATGTTGGGTGGATCGGCACGGGCCAGCAGGGCGGCGTAAGCGGCAATGTGCTTTTCCAAGGGAAAATGAGCGACGGGAATTTCTGGAATTTCTGGTATTCGGTCGATTGGGCGCAGATCAACATGAGCCGCGCGCTCGCGAATGAGGTCATCAACGGCGCGGCCAGCAGCATTAACCCGCTCTATTACAATCAGGATGGCGTTAACCGGCTTCAAAACCGCGTCGTAAGTGTGGCGAATCAGGGGGTCGCCGCTGGCGTCGGCAATGGGCAGGTCATCAGCACCAAGCTATCGACGCAGGAATTCCTGGCCCGATATAATGCGGGTGAGTATAACGGACAGATTGTGGTGAACGCTGAGCCGTTCCTGACCTATACCGACGAAAATCCGAGCGATTATGGGGCCGGGCGGTACGCGGGCATTAGCTGCATCTGGATTCCGCAGCTTCCCTTCCTGAACATTTTCTTCAACCTCCAGGCCACCACGCTAATCACGGGCTAAGCCCAGCAAAAGGACGCGCGCAATGCCGAATCCACAGGTTTTTCAGGGCACGCTCAACCGGGCGCTTACCAGCGTCAGCTTGGTTAGCCATCCTCAGCTTAATGTTACATCGGGCTATTTTGGCAACAAGGTTGCGCGGCTGAGCTTTGAGGGCGACGCATCCGATTATATCGGCACGCTAACGGGTGCAGTGCCGTCCCCCCGGCTCTACCAGATGGTGAGCCTTGTTATGTATCTTAACAAGAGCCAGATTTTGGCGTCGCTATGGGAGCAGCAGCGCCTTGTCAGCACGACCATCGGGGACATTGTGGTCATCACTGATTCGCCCACCTTGCCGCCCTATTACATCAAAAATTGTACGTTCATGAACATGCCGGAGCTGGACCTTGCCGGTGAAAGCAATGATTATCAGGTCAGCATTCGCGGTACGTATCCCATCAACGGCACGCTGTTCAGCTAAAGACAAATTTAATCAGGAGGAAAGATGTCGATCGCCATTAGCCGACAGCTAAACCTTGTCATTCCGATTACTCGTGATGATGGCACCACGATCTACGTTCATTCTTCGCCTGTTTCGGCTGCGGTATTTGAGGTCTATTATCTCGTACTCGCCAAGACGTTTAGCGAATTGGCAAAGAACGGGCTTGATCCGCGTTCGGGACCGAGTGTGGCCGGGCTGGTGTTGAAACAGGTGGCGCAGGAAACGATGCGCGGGGCGGGTGTTTCGTGGTGGGATGGCGCTGATGGGGTCGGCGGTTCCGCTGGGTTGATCGCGGAAATGGTGCGTCTCAGCAACGTCATTACGCCCGACCCTCAAACAGGCGGCTGGGCCACGCTCCCGCTACAGGTGGCGCTTGATCGCGGCCTGATCGGTGATGATGAGCGCGCGGAGGTGATTAGCCTTCTCACTTTTTTTACGGTGAGTTGGCGAGTCGCGCCGAGAGTGGACCGGGAACGGCTAGTGCTTGGCATGGTTGTAATCTACGAGCTTCAGAGTTCGCACTTGAGCGTTACGGACTTCGCGAATTCCTTGAAGATTGCGAATCAAGACGCGCCTATTGGCGAGAACAAGGCGGCGGAATAATCGCGGACCTGTTGGGCTGGCTCGCGGGCGAGGGATGGGCGGAATATTTCGGGCGCATGGGGCGCCCATGGGACGAGTGGCGGACAGCGGAGGATTTTCGACAACGCCATTTCCAGCAGATGACGGACCTTATGGTAAAAATTCTGCGCAAGAGGTAGGAATGGACTATGCCAACGCCGATCCTCCGCGTCCCGATTGATGATGAAGCTTTTAAGAGCTTTCTCAAGACATTCGAGAAGTACCGCACCCAGCTCAAGGAGCAGGAAGGGGACTGGGGCGATGTAAATGACGCCGTTGTGGCCACGGTCGCGTCCAACGCGGCATTGGCCAATGAAATGGAGCGTCAGGTTTCCGCGCTCAAAGATGCAAACATACAGGAAGAGGAGCGCGACCGGCGCGCGGACAAGATGGAGCGCCGCCACCGCCAGAACGCCAAGGACCGCGACAAGCGCGAAGAAGAGGTGCAGCAGCGCCGAAAGCGGTCGATCCAGTTCATCAAAGAGCAGGCTCAGGTTGTTTCGGGGGCAGCACGGTCTTTCGCGAGCTGGGGCTTGCTGGACAGCATCCTTGGTATTGGAACCGCCGTGCTGTCTGGCTTTGGCCTAACCCAACTTGCTCAAGGTGTTGGTGATGAGCGCCGCCTTTCCTCTGGCCTCGGGGTTGGAATGGGCGCGCGGCAGGGATTGGCGGCGAATGTAGGGCGCTATTTCGACGTAAACCAGGTTCTCGAAAATATCGCCAATGCGCAGGCTGATCCCGGAAAATGGGCCACCTTCGCGACCATGGGCGTCAACCGAAACCAGAACCCCGCCCAACTTGCGGAGCAGATGGCTTTGCAGGCGCGCAAGATGTTTTTGGCGGACAAGGGGAATCTTGCGCTGGCGCAGTCGCAAGGATTGCTGAACATTTTCACGCCAGACGACCTTCGCCGCATGGCAGGAACGCCAGAGGCGGAAATGCGGATGCAGTTTTCCCGCTCGCGCAAGGTGCAGGGCCTCAGCGACGAAGTTGCCAGAAAGTGGCAGGACTTCACCAGCCAGATATCAATGACTGGGCTGGCGCTACAGAATAAATTCATGGACAAAATATCGAGGCTAGAGCCTTCCCTTGAGAAGCTGATCGGGAAATTCGGTGATTTGGCCGTGGCCCTTCTGGACAGAATTGATTGGGAGACATTGGGCCAAGGGCTGGATTCATTTACCAAATATATCACCAGCCCGGAATTTATCGACAGCCTTAAGGAATTTGGTAGCGACATGAGTTATCTCGTCCAGCAACTTAAGGGCTGGATGAAGTTTTTTGCCCTATTGCCAGACGGAAAGTCAAACACGGTTGATGTAGATCCAACCCTTGTAATTGGGAGCGACCCACTAAGCAGGGGCATGAATTGGCTCCTCAATCGCGACCTTGACATTCTGAATGGTCGTTATTTCGCGCCATCGCAGTCCAAGGCATCGCAGGCCGACAAAGATTATGTCGCGCAAAAGCTTATGTCTGGTGGCTGGGATAAAAACCAGACCGCTGGTCTTATGGCCAATATCGACGCGGAGAGTGGCTACGATCCGTTCGCGAAGGGTGACTGGAACGCATTCACGCGCAGCTATGATGCGTATGGCATCGGCCAATGGCACGCTGACCGGCAGGCCAAATACACGAGCATTTTTAAGCATACGATGCAGTCCGTGACGGATCGCAGGCAGGCGCTTAAGGAGCAGCTCGAATTTATGAATTGGGAGCTGCACAACACGGAGAGCCGTGCTGGCAATGCTTTGAGGCAGGCGCGTAGTGCATATGAGGCGGGTTCCACTGTATCGCGCCTGTATGAGCGCCCGCGCGATGCGGATGCACAGGCGCGGCGGCGCGGGTCTATCGCGGCACAGGTCAATATCACGGTCAGCAATCAAACCGGAAGCAGCGTCGCGACCACCACCAATACCGCGAAAGGAGGCTGAGCGATGTCCATTGGCGATTATCAAATCAGCTATCAGGTCAGCCCGATTATTCTGGTCGGGGGCGTCGCTGGAACCGGGATGCTTCCGATTGTGTCCGTCCTGTCGAGCGCGAATTATTCCGGGGGCGCGCTTGGCAGTTCTGGCGCGCTCGATATTAGCGAGTTTTTTGGGCAATTTCGCGTAGTTCCGGGCCATACGCTGATGCGCAATGAGATCGCCATGTACCCCTTGGCCAATCAAACCGTGGCCGCGAATGCGGTTATCACGCAACCGCTTGAGGTCCAATTGGAGATGATCGTCCCGGCTGATGGACGGTTCACGCTGAGCCGCAAGAAAACGATTATCACTGCCCTTAAATCGACACTGGACGAACATACGGCCAAAGGGGGTTACTATAATGTGGCCACGCCAAGCTACATCTACCAAGGGTGCCTGTTGACCGGGCTGGTGGACGAATCGGACGAGGATGACGGCTCCCAGGTGCAGACGCGGTGGCTATGGTCTTTCACTCAACCCCTTTTGACCGCAGCAGCGGCGGCGGCGGCGCAAAATCAGGCGATGAACAAGATTACCGATCAAACGCGCAACGCGGGCGATCCACCGGGGAGCCAGCCGATTGCAACCGGGGTGAGGCAGCCCAGCAGCAATATCGCCCAAAACGTGGTGCCCAGCGCCAGCGCGCCGGTTGGGTCCAATGTGGCGCCAAGCTCAAGCAGCGGGCGTCCTAGCACGGCATCGGTTAGCCCGATTCCACCGGGAGCATAACCATGGCCAAAACCCTTTATCAATTCACGCCGGGGCTTGATACAAACTTCACCTTTCAGCCCACGATAGGAGCGCAGCAATATACTGTTGTTGTGGTGTGGCAGTTATTTGGCCAGCGCTGGATGGTCAATCTCTATACGCTGCAACAGGCGCTGGTTTTTTCGCGGCCTTTGCGGGCCAGTCCTGAAAATTACGATATCAACCTTCTGGCCGGTTATTTCGATACCGGCTCGCTGGTTTACCGGGACGGCACCAATAATTTTGAGGTGGTGTCTCCATGAGCCGCTATTATCGCGTGGAGATTGGCCCGGAGGTCGCAACGCCAATTGGCGGGGCGCAGGCAAGCAATAATGCCGGGGCGGTGTTTACCAATCGAGTCAACGGCAAGTGCGACACCGGCGCGCAGACGCTTGAAATGGACGTTCAGGTAACGCAGTTCGCTACCCCAGCGGGGCAGGCATGGGTGCGTATCTGGGGGCCGAGCTTACAGCAAATCAGCCAGGCGAGCGACTTTAACGGTGCGCCGATCCGCGTCTATGCGGGGATGCAGGACGGCCTTCCGCTTGCCACAAGCGAGGTTCCACAGGCCGGGTTGATCGTGTCCGGCATGGTATATCAGGCGTTCGGCAACTGGCAGGGAATTAACCAGACGCTTGATTTTGTTATTTCTGTCGATGGCGGCGCAACGCAAGACAGCCCTGCGCCGCTGAGCTTTCTTTGGAACAAGGGAGAGCCTTTGGCGCCCGTTTTGCAGCAAACGCTCAGTTCCGCCTATCCGAAATATCAAATCAAGGTGAATATTAGCCCGGACCTTAAGCTCCCACAGGATGAAAGCGGGGTCTATCAAACGCTTGAACAGTTCGCGCGCTATATTCAAAAAGTTACTCAGCCGATTATTGGCGGTAGCTACACAGGCGTCAACATCACGCTGCGTGATAATGTCATCATTGCGGATGACGGGACGCAAAACGTTGCGGATACGGTCGAATTGCTGGCGCAGGATTTGGTCGGACAACCCACATGGCTGGGGGCATTTACGGTGCAGTTCAGCACGGTCATGCGTGCCGACCTTGACGTTGGCAGAAAGGTCAAGTTTCCAGCCGTGGCCGGGCTACAGGCCATCACCAGCGCGAACAGTCAAAGCAATGCGAGGTCAAAAAGCGCCTTTCAGGGCACATGGACGATTGTTTATATTCGCCACGTTGGGAACAGTCGCGCCCCGGAAGCACAAAACTGGATCAGCGTGTTTCAGGCATTCAGCAATGATGCCCCCCCGGAGGCCGGAGGAAGCAGCGCATGAGTCAGGGGCTTAGCGATAACAGCCAAAAGACGCCCTTGGCCCAAAGCCTCAACCGCTTTGCGGAGGCAAAATCTCAGGATGCCGTGCAGGCGCTGGGCAAGGGCCTGCCCTGTACCGTGGCATCGGTGGACGGTCCGGGTATCGTGACCGTTAATTTTGCGGTTTCCAGCACGCCCGCGCCATTGCCAAAAATGCAGATGCCTGTGAGTAAAACGCCTTATATCAGTTACCCGATACAGGTCGGTGATGTTGGCGTGGCGCTCGCGGCTGACCTACGTACGGGTGGCCTGACCGGATTGGGAGGCGGCACGCCGAGCCTTCAAGATACTGTTGGCAACCTGTCCGCGCTGACGTTTTTCTGGCTGGGAAAAAAGGATCAATCCTTTATCGACCCTGATGCGCTTGAGCTTTATGGCAATATGCTTATAACGCCAGATGCTATTTCCTTTTTTGCGGCGGATAAGGTAAGTAAGCAGACGGTGACGGGCGCACTATCGGCGGTGATGGACCCAGCGGCAAAGGCTGTCCTAACATCGCTGATAAACGCGCTTGCCCAATATGGTCTTATCGAGGACGGGACAAGCTGATGCGGACTTGGGGGCGAGTGCTTAAAAGCGATCTTCCCAAGGTGTCGTCGGCTATTGGTGAGTTCATCATCAGCGTTAGCCCCATCGGGGGCGGTTCAGCGGACAATTATGTATGGGTCGAGGTCAAGACCGACGCGACCGGGCAAAATGACGCTGTATGGCTGACGACGCTGGCACAGGTGCTACAGCTTGGACTTAACGAATCTCCCTTTTTCGGGGACTATGGCATTCCGGCGCAGCAAAGCGTTGTGACACAGGTATTGCCTGATTATTATGTCACGCTGACCCAGCAAAAATTTTCTCAATATTTTCTGGCGCTTCTCGTCAATCGGACCGAAGCTTTTCCAAAACCAACCTATCAGGTTAATGCGTCGGCCAATCCGGGCGCGCAATTCCTGTCTCCTGTGCCGGTGTAATCATGACTGATCCCGTATCTGTTAATCTCAATGTCACCGCCGCAGGCGCACAGCCTGCCGATCCTGTGACGCTATGGTCCAATCTCATTACGCTGGTGGCGGGGATCAACCCGGATTACACGGTCCTTCCGGGCGGCTTGATTGAGGACTTGGCCAGCACCGCAACCTATGCCATTGCGCTATGCGATTCGGCGGCGGTGGAGACGATCAATTCGCTAACGCCATATGGGGCGAACCCATATATCCTGAAACAATTGGGCGCGATTTATGGCGTCGCGCCGGGGGTCACCACCAACACGTCTGTCTATGTGACTTTTTCGGGCACGGTAGGCGTACAGATCCCGCGCGGGTATCTGGTTAGCGACGGCACGCATCAATATCAGGTTCAGGATGATGGCGTGGTCGGTTCCGGTGGATCATCGCTTCCCCTTTATTGCGTGGCGACGCAAAGCGGGAGCTGGGCCGTTCCCGCCAGCACGGTAAACCAGATCATCAGCAGCATCCCGCCCGGCGTCACGCTGACGTGTAACAATGTTCAGGATGGCACGCCGCAGGCCGCCCCGCAGACCGAGGCCGAATATGCCTCGCTTGTGCTTCAAGCCGGACTGGTGAGCGGCAAAGGCACCGCGTCAATTCTAAAGACTTTGCTTTCTCAGGTTCCCGGCGTTCAACCCCGTCTTATCAGCGTTCGTCAGCGCGCCAGCCTGTGGGAAATTATTTGTGGCGGCGGCGATTCGTATCAGGTGGCCAATGCCATTTATGATTCAGGCATTGATATTTCGGCGCTTACGGGTTCGGTTATTTCGGTAACAGGCATCACCAACGCCAACCCCGGCGTCGTCACCACTGATCTAAACCACGGCCTCACAACGGGGCAAGCCAATGTGCATATTGCTGGCGTAACCGGGATGACGGGTGTTAATGGCGGCCCTTACACGGTGACGGTCATCGACGCCCACCGATTTAGCTTTGGGGTCGATACCACCAGTTCGGGCGCCTATGTGAGCGGGGGTGAAATTACGCCAAACGCCCGGAATATCACCGTTGATATTGATGACTACCCGGATACCTATACAATTCCATTCGTTAATCCGCCCGCCCAGCGCGTGGACGTGCAGATGACATGGAAAACGATCAGCCCCAATTTTGTGTCGGCCAGCGTTGTTAGCCAGCTTGGCACTACGGCGATTGTCAATTTCATCAATTCCGTTCCGGTCGGCGCTCCCATCAATATCTATGCGCTGGAACAGACTTTCGTTCAGGCGGTCATTGCGCTTTTCGGGGGAAACCCCTCGCTGGTATCTGATATGGACTGGACAATTTCGATCAACGGCGTTGAAGTCCCGCCCAGCGGGGGAACGTTCCTTGTTTATGGCGACCCGGAAAGCTTTTTCACCACGCAAGCGTCCTATGTGACGCTAACCAAGGGGTGACGCCATGGCCAGCCCGCTTGACCTGATGACATGGCCTCCCGGTGTCCCAACATCGGTTCGCAAGACGATCCCGTCCTATCCATATGTCCAGTATCAGGACGACGATTATGTGACCGCGTTTTTTGAGGCTTACAATGCCTATGCGCAGGGTTACGTGGACTGGTTTAACAGTCTTAACTTGCCGATCTATACCCGCGCCCCGGTGGAGGGTGCGCTGCTCGATTGGGTGGCCACGGGGCTTTACGGAATCGGCAGACCAGCATTGTCAGCCAGCATCGGTGAGCCGGGGGATGGCCCGGTCAATACGTTGACGGCCAACAGTCTGACAGTGAACGGCTATCGCCCAGGCATAGCCGATACCCATGTATCGACAACGGACGACACTTTTCGGCGCGTCATTACTTGGGCCTTCTACAAAGGCGATGGGAAAGTGACCAATCCGCGCTGGCTCAAGCGCAGAATCAATCGCTTTCTCAATGGCATGGACGGCACCGATGTGCCAAACGATACGACCTACGATATTAGCGTTGCGCCAACCGGCGTGCGCGCATGGACCATCACGATACCGGATAGCACGGCGGCACGCATTTTTGCTATAGCGGTATCTGTTGGCGTTTTAGAGCTTCCCCTTCAAATTGAGTGGACGGTGACGATTGTATGACCAAGGAAATTTTTAGCAACAACGCCACCTCAACGCTTGGTTCGGCGGTGGCCCCAACGGACACCACCATCACTCTGGCGGTGGGCAGTGGGAGCATTTTCCCATCCATCGGCGCGGGACAGTATTTTACCGTGACGATTTTTGCGGCGGGAAGCACCACGGGAACGCCAAACGAAATTGTCCGCGTGACGGCGCGCACTGGGGATACCCTGACCGTTGTAAGGGGTCAGGAGGGAACGCCCGCCCAATCATGGGCCGTGGGCGATACGTGCGCCAACTATCCTACGGCTGATTGGTTTAACAGCCAGGTATCCAGCACTGATCTACAATTGCAATCGGGCAATTCGGCGGTGGATACCGGGACCGCGAATGCGGGCGCTGTGACGCTCAGCCCGGCAATCACCGATCTATCGCAAGTCCTTTATGCGCCTATCCGCGTTAAAAAGGTCGGTTATTCTAATACTGGCGCCTACACGCTCAATGTCAATGGGCTGGGCGCGAAGTCGGTTAAGGTGCAGGGAACGGCGCTGGCGGCGGGGATGCTGGTCGGGAGTCAGGTCTTTGAGGTATCGTGGAACGGGACCGACTTTACGCTGATTAGTACGCCCGCCGCGCTCCCCAATGCGCTGCTTGCTCCGATGCCCGCCAACACGGTAAAGGGCAACGTTACCGGCGCCACGGCCCAGCCAACGGATATTCCGCTAAGCCAATTGGCGAATTTGCTGGGAATCGTGGGCATGGTCGCGCCGTTCGCGATGCCATCAGCGCCGGACGGCTGGCTTTTTTGCGATGGGTCGGCGGTCAGTCGCACCACCTATGCCAATCTTTTTGCGAGGATCGGAACCTATTGGGGCGCAGGCGATGGCAGCACCACCTTTAACCTTCCCGATTATCGCGGTGTGTTTATTCGCGGCTATGACGCGGGGCGCGGGTTCGATCCGGGACGCGTATTCGGATCGTTTCAGTATGACGAATTGCGCGCGCATAGCCATCATATCGCTGCGGGCAATTTCGAAGGTGGCGCGGATAATGTCACCAATGGCGACGGCAGCATTGATGATGATGTGATTACAAGATTGACGGGTGGGTCGGAAACCCGGCCCGTTAATAATGTCGGCTATATCTGCATCAAGTATTAAGCGAAAGCATGGACACTCGGGGTTATGGCGGATATGGTTCACGATAGAAAACAAAACACGCCAGCCCGGACCACTTCGGGCAGAAATACTTTTCGTGGAGCTGCTGACGTGCCCGATCTTAATGATTTGTTTCGTAATTTGGGCAAGCAGAACGAAGAGCTTAAGGCGCTGGTTGACGCGCTCAACCGACAAAGTGACGTGCTTAAGCCACTTGTGGACAAGACACCGCAGATATTGCAGCTCGTCGAGGCGTACGAAACCAGTCGATCCGTGGGGCGCGGGTTCGTTGTTATGGGCAATTCGGTCAAGTGGGCAGGTATGGTGGCCATCGGTATTGCCGCAATCTGGGCTATCCTTAAGGGCAAGTTCATGGCGCTGCTCGGAAACCAGCCGGGCTAGGAGAGGTGTTTCATGCCGACGCGCATTAGCAAGGATGAATGGATAACGGCGCAGCGTCGGCTTGGCGTTGTCGCGGATGGCTTGCCGGGCGTCCGCACATATACCGCCCTCATCTTGACCGTGGCGAATCGGCCAGCGCGCCCATTAGACGCCGCGCTGGGTGCGGCCATGGCCAAGCATATCGCGGCCTATGGCATTGATACGCGCGCTCAGCTTCCCGCTTTTTTAGGGCAAGTCTGCCATGAAAGCGGTGGCTTTGTATATTTGCGAGAGATTTGGGGGCCGACACCGGCTCAGGCAAAATATGAGGGCAATTCCGCACTGGGCAATACGCATCCCGGCGATGGAAAGCTTTATCTGGGCCGGGGGCTAGTTCAGGTGACGGGCCGCAAAAACTATGTGGCATTGGGCAAACGTACTGGCTTGCCGTTCGAGGCCAATCCATCCCTGCTAGAGCAACCCGAATATGCTGTTCTTTCAGCATGTGATTGGTGGGTCAGCAATGGATGCGCGAAACTGGCTGAGGCGGGAGATCTGCGCGGGCTGTCCCGGCTGGTGAACCGGGGGAGCGCGGCGGCCAAAAAGCCCGCGCTTGGGGAAGATGAGCGCATTCAGTTTACCCACACGGCGCAACATGCGCTGGGCTTTGTCTGAGGGGGCGTGAAATGAAGGCGCTGAAATATCTCAAGGCGAGACTTGGCGAAAAAAGCACCTGGGCAGGCATTGTTGTCGCCGTGACAGGCGGGGCGGCGCTGAGCGCTCCTTATAGCTGGCTGGCTATCGGCGCGGGGGTTGTCGGTGTCCTTGTGCCGGATGGCAAGGAATGATCGTCCCCTTGATCCTGAAATTCCTACCCGGCTTCGCGCCGCCCAGGTGGGTGGCGGCACTCCTCAACGTCCTGTTGCCGGGGCTGCTGATCGCGGGGGCGCTGTGGTTGGCGTACCACAGCATTTATTCGGCGGGCGAGCGGGAGCAGGCGGCGAAAGACGCGGGCGCGCTGGCGGCTGAGCGCGCGGCTCATGCGGTGACGCGGCAGTCTCTGAACACAACGCTGGACAAGCTGTCCGACCAGTCTGCGGCGGTGCGCAAGCTGGCCGAGGAAAGCGCGGCGCGGATCGCGGCATCAGACAAGGCCCGTGCGGCGGCGTTGGAGGCCCGTGGGGATGCGGAGAAGCGCGCGGCGGCTCTTGATATGTCGGCGGGCGCGAAGCCCTCTGGCGCGGCTGTGTGCCGCCCCAGCAAGGCATTCGATAGCGTGAGGGGGGAATTGTGATGCGTGCTGCTATCCTGATCGCCGCGCTTGCCCTGAGCGCGTGCGCCCATCCCGACGCATCGCCCGCCATCGAGGTGCGCACCGTGACGGTTGACCGCCCCGTGGCGGTGCCGTGCTTCAAGGGTCCGTTACCCGACGAGCCGCCCAAGGTGGCCGACAAGCTGACCGGCGATGCCGTGCGTGATCTGGATATGGTGGCGGCAAGCGCAATCAGGCTGAGAGCTTATGCCGACGAACTACGCGCGATCCTGACAGGTTGCGTCCAGCATTAACAACGGGCGGAGGGTTTATGGCGCCGACGGTTCCAGACCATGTTCTAATTGAGCGGCACGCTGCCTTTGTTCGGTGCGGTACACAATCCGCCGCCGCGCGGGAGCTTGGTTTATCACGAAGTGCGCTACGCGATTCTCTTGATGCCTATAAGGCGAGAGGTCTAGGAGAGGACGGGGGTGATGATAACGCAGTTGAGGCGAAGGCACCCGAACCTACCCGCGCCGAAGTGCATGATGCCGCATTTTGGCGTCATAAACACCATAGTCTGCTGAAAGAAATCAGCGCGCTGGAACACCTTAGCGAAAAATTGGCCGGTGTTCGCGATGTTCCGTACAGCGTGCCGAAATGGGCGCTTCCGAACGATAGTGCGCGGGGTAAGTCGGTCGTCGGTTGCCTTGTGTCCGATGTTCACATGGGCGAGGTCATTGACGAAGGCGAGATTAACGGCATCAACGCTTTCGACAGCGAGATATGTCGGGCGCGGCTGCGGCGCTATTTCTCCGCTGTCTGCCAGCTTGGCACGCGCTATTGCGACGAGCAAATTACCACATCGATGAGTTCGAATCCGGCGCCAAGGCCTTTGTGGGCAAAAACCCCTACACCCTGATCGACGATTACAACCCCGACACGGGCCTTATTGATTGCAAGATCAGAGTCACTCAGGAAATCCCAGACTACTTGGCGATCGACGCATTTGAAATCGTCAATGCTCTGCGCTCTTGTCTCGATCATGCAGTTTACGATGCTGTCATTATCATGACCGGAAACGCTTCGCCTAAATACACGAAGTTTCCCTTCGGGAAGACGAAGGAAGATGTTGAACGAGACTTGCAACGCAAAAACAGCCAAATCCCCGACTGCTTCGGCAAATTCCTCATCGATTTCCAACCTTACGAAGGCGGGAACCCGGTCTTGGCCGATCTCAACGAGGTCAGGAATGGAAAAATCCACCGCACTCTCACGCCCAACGTTTTGGCTAGCCAGGGCATTGGTATCGGTTCTGGATACGTCGAAGAAATCCATTTCCATTCCATCTTGTCCGAATGGAACTCCTCGCAGCAAGAGTTGACATACATGCGGCTTGAGAAGCCCGCGAAAGGTCAGTTTCAGCTCAACGTCACCATTGCAATAGCGATGGGGGAGGGAACCGCCCAGTCGGGCAAGCCTGCGCTTGAGTTCTTCCGTACCTCGTTTGGCGAAGTCACGCGCATCGTCAGCGCTGTTAAAGCGGAGACGGCCCGTATCATTGCGATCCGTCCCTAACACCAGCCAGTGGTCATCCTCAAATTTGCTTTCAGCTGGCTTTGTCATGTATATAATGTCCTTGTGCTCGCCCACCTTCAATCTCCTGTGATCTGGTGGGCGCGTGATACTGCGCCAATTCGGAAATTGACGTGGCTCATGTCTTGATTGTCCCAATGCGCGTTGATCCACTCCAACACCCCCCGCAGCCGCTCAATCTCCCGCTGTTGGGATTCGAGGGCAGCCGCTACTTTGGTCAGCAAGGTAAAGTCGCCGTTGCCTAATTCGTCGCTACCCTGAAAAGCCAGTAGTTCAGCGATCAGTGTTGAGGTGTCGGTCATTTAATACATTCCACTTCCCACTTGCGGCATTCAGTGCAGCGCACATTTAGAGTTTTGCGGTGCAAATCTGCCGTATCCGCGTAGGTTACGTTGACGGGACGCTGGCATCCCTCACACTCAAGAATGATCTTTTCGGGCGCGACGCCAGTGCCTTTGCAATGCGCGCATACCGCCATCACCCCTCTCCCTGCTGTGAGGGGCAGGCGGCGAGCATGGCGCAATAGATTGCTATAACCATCATCCCAGAATCCCAATCAATGGTCTTTCCTGGAATATAGTTAGCCAAATCATATTGCGCGCGCTCAAGCGCTACTTCCCCGGCCTCAATCATCGCTGGTGGCAATGTGCTGTCAACGAAAGAAGAGCCGGTGTCCACCGGCACCAGGACGTAGCCATCGGGGATGACCGCCTCTCTATCCACAGGGAGTAGGGATAGGATGGGAAGAACTGTGTCCACATATTCTGTGGCAATTTGGCGCGGCATATCGCCATGTCCAAAACACTTGGGGGTCAAGGCATCAATCGCCGCCTCTCGCGCCACTGCCAGCGCATCCTTATTCTCACTCATGTTCATTACTCCCGCCAGAAACAGCTTGGCTATTCTCCTTTGTCTGTTCATCCAGCCAATTGTTGATGACCTTACGGATCTTATCAAACTCGGGTGTTTTAGCCACCTGTTCGCCAATTTCTGATCCAGCGATTAAATAAAACGTGTTTTTGCTTGGAATGAAAGATGTCAATGTGATGCTGATAATGGCTATGGGCATCGCCCAGAACGTGAAGCGAGGTAGATAAAGGCGCTCGTTGATAACACACGATACTAAGGTGATTAATCCCGCAAGCACAAGCGTGATTACGGAGAACACACAAATTGTACCCCTTATTCTAGGGAGGACATCTGCCCAATACAGCAACCAAGAAAGATTATTCATAAATAATTCCTTTCGAGAGACGGACTCATCGTTTATTCCCCCGGATTTCCTGCATGGCAAAGTCCGCACCGGCACGATACGCCTCCTCGTAGCAGGACATCACCGCAGCAAGAATCGCTGCTTTTGAGCGCGTTTCGTAATAGCCAAGCTGGCTTCCAGCAGCCCGCATGATTTTGTCAGCGTGCGCCGCGATGGATGCAGCAATGTTGTCGCTATTGTCGGTCATATCCGCTTCCCTGCAAAAGCACCGGGGCGACCCGGCACTGTCTTGATCTCACCAAGCGTTAGGACAAGCTGGCCGCCGCGCTTCATCGTGCGCTCAATGCTGAGCGGCTTGCGATAATGTGGGGGGAGAAAGTCGCGGTAGGTCATTGGGCGTCATCCTTCGGAGTCGCGCTCTCGCCTTCGGCTGCGCCCGTTCCGGTCGTATCGCTTCGCGCTTCGATCGCTGACGCAACGTTGATCTTGAACTTCTCGTTGCCCCAGAACGTCGGCGTGTTCTGCGCTTTGTTGAAGGCAGCTACAGCATCTAAAAACTCTTCGACGCCATTAAGATCATCAAGCGATGCATCTTCGAACATCTCCTCGGTCAGTCGCTCCAAAACATCATAGGCATTGACATGAGGATAAGTAGCTTCGCATGGGGCTACCCATTCCAAGCCATCGTCGCGCGCTTCCTCGATGTCGAAATAGTATGTGTCGCTGTCAAAATTGCAGTAAGGCCCTCCATTATCTGGAATCTCAGTAGCCTTATTTAGCTTCTCAGCTAGTCTACAAGTTTTGCACTTCGTCAATCCCTTTGGGGTTTCGCTCCCACACGATGAACAGTTGTAATGAGATATACACTCGTAACAGTTTTCAGCCGCCTCCCGAGCTGTTTTATGCCGGACTTCTTCACTTGCTAAATATATCTGTGGCGAGTGAACCCTGCCGCATTTCTGGCAAGCGTAAAGCATGGGTTTTTGTTCAGGATCGCCTTTTGCGATAAGCACAATCGCCGCGCTAGGGATACCGGCTTTGCTCGAAACCGCTTGCGGGTTCGACTGCGCAGCAGCGGTAGCCCGGTCGGCATTGCCGAAGCGCCCATCATCTTGTTCCACGCTCAAATCCTTATGTTGGGCGGGCCGCGTTTCCACAGACACCCGCCCTATGCCCCGACACCTTGCCGGGACTTCATTCATTCATGCGGCTTCGCCATTGCGACGCCGCGCCTCGTTCATCAGTTCATTGACCTCGCATCCGATCCAATGGGACAGGACGTTGGCGCATCTTTCCGTCCAGCGCGCACGTTCCGGCTCGGTCATCGCCCGGTTGCTGGTTGATCGCGGCTTGAACACCGTTGCCCCGCTCGGGGTGGTGAACGTGTCGCCAAGTTCCAGTCGCCGCTTCAGCTCGTTGTGAAGCAACTCCTGATCCCAAGGGAAACCGGTCGCATCCGTTAGAGCATCTGCCGCCACGTCGAGCATGATCCAGTAGAAGCCGCGCCGTCGTTCGTTCGCGCCGCTACGCTTGATCTCGACCCGGCATTCACCGATCAGCGCCTTGACGGCATCCCGTGCAGCACCGTTGACCGGATGCAGGGCGCCAAAGCGGGGCGTAAACAGCAAGGGCGGTTTATCAGCCATTGAGCTTGCTCCTATGCGGACTGGCGCGATAAAACGCTTGCGCCAGTGCCTTCATGTCGATCCCGTGCTTTTCCTCGAATGACGGCTCACCAAGCATGTGCTGCTCGTTGTGGCAGTCCCGGCAGAGAGATATGCACCACACATCGCTAGGCTTGATCCCCATGCCGCCGTCTGTGCCGATGCGGACGTGTGCGCACTCGATCCCAGCCGTCGCACCACATGCGCTACGTGCGTGCCCGCGAATCCAAGCACGATGGGCAGGCGACCGCTTGCCGCGATCAGCCTTGTCGCTCTTGCTGGGCAGGCGAGGGGGGAGTGTCGCGCGCATGATTAAAACGGGACCTCTGAATCGAGGTCATCGCCCCATCCGTCATGTGTGGCGGTTTGCTGCTCTTGAGCGCGCCCATCCTTGTCACCGGGGCCGTCCAGCATAACCAGCGCGCCGCCGAACCCGCCCACGACAATCTCGGTCGAGTAGCGATCCTGTCCGCTTTGATCCTGCCACTTTCGGGTTTGCAGCTTGCCTTCGATATAGACCTTGCTGCCCTTGCGCAGATAGCGTTCGGCAACCCCAGCCAGCCCTTCGTTCGTGATGGCGACGCTATGCCACTCGGTGCGCTCCTTGCGCTCGCCAGTGTTCTTGTCCTTCCACTGTTCCGAGGTAGCGACATTGAGGTTCACCACCTTGCCGCCGTTGGAAAAGGTGCGGGTTTCGGGGTCACGGCCAAGGTTACCGATCAGGATGACTTTGTTGACGCTTGCCATTATGCGGACTCCTTCATGTAGCGGGCAGATAGTTCCGCGACAGTCGCATCAATCTCAGCGAGAAAAGCAGAAACCTCACGCTCCATGTCAGCAATCATGTTGTCGTCGCGATCAATGCGAACGACGTGCATCTGCATTTCGACCGGGAAGCGATCATCGTAATATGCGAGGTCGCACCAGCGTCGTCCTGTACACGCCAGTTGCCACATGACTTGTTTGACGTACCGGTCGTCCGGTTTCCCGCCTCGCAACAGGTCGATATGCTTGGACTGGCCGACGCACTTGATCTCGACCAGCCCATCATCGCCGATCAGGCCATCCGGTGAGCATCCCGCGTTGGCGATGCTCGGGTGCCCTACGAAGGACTCCTCGACCACATCATGGCCAGTGATGAAGCTGTATGCGTCACGTGCAACCGGCTCCAGGTCGGTGCCGCGCTGCATCGCCGCATTCGTAAACCCTTCAGCACGCTTGCCGGTCAGCCGTTCAGCAACCAGTTCAGCCGAATAGTTGGCGCGGGAGGCGGATGGACCGCTTTTGGTTTTCGCCAATACGTCGGCGACACGAGAAGCTGTTACCTTGCCCAAACGGATTGAAAACCAATCATCGGAACGCTGTTCCATCATGCAGCCTCCTGATCTGGTTGGGCCGGAAGCTTACTGCGCAGCACGGTGCGTGCATGATCGAAGCTTGCAGCAGGCAAGCGGATCAACGCATCGCAGCGGTAGAACTCGCACAATTTCTGCAAATCCGTGCCGGTGGCACTGACCAAGGCCGTAAGCTCAGCATATTGCGCATCGCTAATGATCTCGGTTCCGCGCATCTCTCCGGTGTCATGGGCATTAATATCCTCACCCTTGTCACCAGTCGGAATCTGAAACGTCGCGCGCAGGAATTGCTTGAGGACATACGACTGCGCGGCGCCGAACGCTTGGCTTCCCATATTGGCGGGTACAAGGATCGATCGATGATATGGCCCAGCCATCTCACCTTCGCATCGCAGGGTAATCGCAAACTTCATCCGAAGCGCAGAAACCTTGCCCTGCTTAGTGGCGAACATGTCGGGGATAATCTCGAAGTCTGCTTCGTCCATGAGGACGGACAAGCCAGCTTCACCGCACAGCCTGCCAGTCATGGCGAGAAAGTCGTCAATGCTTGCGAACGCATAGTTTCCGTGACTATTGCGGTCGGCTTTTTCAAGCCGCTTCACAGCCTTGGTTACGTACGCAATCGCAGCGTCAATTTTACTGTCAGTCACAACATCACCCCCATGAAAAGTGTCGCCGTGCCGATAAGGCAGGCCAGAACGTCACCACTGGTGACATTGCGAAATGTGGCGATGACGCGGCTCATGATAGCGCCCTCACCAGAAGCTCAGGCTCAACGCCCAATCGTTCGCGGATAGCTGCATCAAGCTCATCAGTGAGGCGTTCGCTGGCGTCGTTGAGGCTTTCCCACAACGCCTCATCGGGTTCGGCGGATGCGCAGGCTAAACGTGCACGAACAGCGCTAAGCTCAGCGACGATGATAATAGGGCGGCGCAGTAATGCCTTCTGCGCATCATCAGGATCGCAGTCGCAGCCATCGCAAGGGTTTGCCCCGCACAATGGGCAATCAGGCCATACATCGCGCCGTGATAGCTTATTGGGGGTAGCCGAAATTTTGCCAGGAACCCCAAAGCCATTCTCGCCAAGCTTGTCTCCAAGATGCTCAGCCAAGGCGGCGAAAGTGTCATGGTTATAGTTCATTGATCCTCTCCCTTTGCGAGAGAGATGGCTGCCCGGGCGGCTGCGTAATAATCGCTGTTGATCGGGTCGATATCCTGACATTCATCAATTACGCCGACCAAATTGCTCAACGCCTCCACCAACGCCTCATGGCTATTGACCGCGCGGACGATGAAGGCGGCGTTGGCGTCGGCATTGACCGGCAAACAGTCACCTTCGGCCGGGCCGTAAACCCTGGCCACAGCGACGCGCGGGGCCTCATGCCAAGGGTGATCGTTGTTCAACGCAGGCGGCCTACCAGACACAATGAACAGGGCGTCGTTCTGACAGCCCACGAACCAAGGCGTCGGCGTATGCACAGGCGCGCTCATTCCGCCGCCTCCTGCCATTCGTCATCAGCGCGGCCCATGTCGTAATCATCATCGGCGCGGTCATAAATCGCACTGACGCCCTCGACATTATCCGGGTCGGTCATCTGAACGAGCTTGTCGGCAACGTCGCGCGCTTCAAACAGCACGTCGCACAGCCAATCGTCACCGTGGAACATCGACGGGCAACCCTGTGCTGGGTCGATCATACCACTGAATACGCAAGCCTGTTCGTAATCCGACAGGCGGGTAATCTCGGCAATCAGCGCCTTTACGCGGTCGGTAGACATCACTCTTCCTCCACCAGCTTGCCATCGCGAGCAATGAGCCATGCTCCCGCTGGGACTCCGTCATTTCCGACGACACCGCACACAAAGCCAATCGGCTTGCCGCTGTCATCATATTCACAAATAGCAATCGGCGTTCCGGCCACTGCCTTAATCCTGGAACGGGGCCCCACCGCAGCAGCGGCACTGTTGGTTCCATTTACTTCAAGCTTCGAG